ATCCCTGACAGGTGCATCCCGTGCCTGACACTAGCCACGACAGGAGATACTCATGGCGAATACAACTTTTAGCGGCCCAATCCGGGCTGGAAACATCCGAAACACTACAGGTACTACCGTAGGCACTGACATAGCTAACGTAGGCTATGTAGTTATGTCCCAGACATTTTCAACAGATGCAGCCCTTGCGGGTGGAGCGTCTGCTGCTAACGTAACAGATGTCGTTATCCCTGCTAACTCACAAATTATCGACTGTGTAATTGATTGTCCTACCGCAATGGCTAATGCTACTGCTGTTTTTAGTGTTGGTGATACTGTTGGTGGTAACGCTACATACATCAATTCGTTCAGTATTACTGTTGCATCAGGTGTAGGACGTAAGTACCCAACTACAGAAGCTGGTGGAGCACGATCTTGGGCAAATACTGGCACTGCTGATGAGCGACTGACTTGGACTACTACTGGCGCGACTAATGCTGGTGAAATCCGTGTAACTGTCCTTTATGCTCAAGCATTGAACACCGTCATTCAACCATAGAGAGGTGTTAGATTATGTCTTCTGACATTCAATCGACATTTATAAATGCGGCAGCAGCAGCGGCTGCGGCTATATCTACGGCTGCGGGAGTAGGTAATAACGCTGCACTTGTACTAACGACTAGTCCTTATGTCACTGATTTTCCTAGGAAAATTACTATAACTTCGGCTGGGGATGATTCTGGAATATCGTTTACCGTTGTAGGTCTAAACGAAAGTGGTACGGTAGTTAATGAGACTGTTACAGGGATAGACTCTGGAGTAGCTACTAGTGCTAACTACTACACTTCAGTTACTTCTATTACAGCCGTAGGCAACCCCGCTGGCAATGTATCGGCAGGTACTGCAAATGAAGTGTTCGCTACTATATTTGCTGGGCCTATGCGTTTACAGGGTCTGTACGCAGTTAACACTGCTACGGCAGGGACTATTACCTTTAGGGATACTAGTCTGACAGGGAATATTCGTATGCAGTTTAATACGGTAGGTTCTGCTACAAGCTCGGAATACCCTGATGTACCGGATGATGGCATATTGTTTTCAGGTGGAGGATTTTTAGACTATTCCGCAGCAAACATGTCATCAATAACTTTGTTTTATTGCTAATACCTATGCGTGGCTACTATAAGTCAGGCGGGAGTGTTTCAAAGTCCCCTGCTTGGACACGGAAGGAAGGCAAAAGTAAGTCTGGTGGGCTTAATAAAAAAGGTGTTGCTAGTTATCGTAAAGCAAACCCCGGCAGCAAGTTAAAAACTGCTGTTACTACTAAGCCTAGCAAACTGAAGAAAGGTTCTAAAGCAGCTAAACGCCGTAAGTCTTTCTGTGCTCGTATGTCAGGCATGAAGAAACGCAACACAAGTGCAAAAACAGCAAACGATCCAAACAGCAGGATCAATAAAAGTTTACGTAAGTGGAACTGTTAATGCCTAGCAAGAGTAAAAAACAACACAATTTTATGGCGGCTGTCGCCAATAACCCTAAGTTTGCTAAGGAAGTTGGAGTCTCTAAATCCGTAGGTGCGGATTATATGGAGGCTGATAAAGGCGTAAAAGGCTTTCATGGCGGCGGTTTAGCCAGAAAACGTAGGAACCATAAGGGTTGTGGTTGTGTTATGGATAGCCGTAGGAAAAAAACTTTACATATTTAGGGATGTATAAAAATGGCGTTATGGAATAGAAACCGCAAGAGTAAGAGTAAAAGTAAACGTAGCGAAGATGATGCTTCGGCTCCAGAATCTTACAGCCAAAAGCGTAGAAGACGTATTCGTGAGCGAGCGGCTGTAGCTAAGAAAAATATGCTCAAACCTAAACCAAAGGCTAAACCAAAGGTTGAAACTGAGGAAGAACGAGCGAAGAAAATGTCTACTACGACAAAGGTTACTGCTACAAGTTCAGATGTTGATAACGCTCGTAAACCTCTGAGTGGCCCTGAAGTTCGTCCTCAAAAACCTGTAGCTCCTCCTAAAGCCTCAACGAGTGACTTAACAAGTTCTGGTACTGCCACTGCACCTAAAGGTGATCGTAGGACTTCTACATCGACTATTGTAGGTGAAAAATCTACTGGGGCTAAAGGCGCAAAAGACAACCCTGTAACGGTTGGTGGAGCTAAAAAACGCGAGTCGGATACTTTTATCGGTAAGGACGGCAAAAAGAAAGCAGCCGTCACCGCTGAAGAGTTAAAGGCTTCTGGTCTGTCCTTACGAGATTACCTTAATAAACAACAAGGTAAGACTAGACGAAAAACTCCCACCAAGAAGAACATGGGTGGTAAAGTAATGGGCTACAAATCTGGTGGTACGGCAAAAGGCCCAATGAAAAAGAACATGGGCGGTAAGGTAATGGCCTATAAAGCGGGTGGTGGTGTTCGTGGTTCCGGTAAAGCTACTAAAGGTACTCGCGCCTGTAAAATGGTCACAATGAAGGGTAGCTAAGTGAGACAGTACTACAAGAAAGGCGGTACAGTGAAAGACGCGTGTTATACGAAGGTTAAGTCCCAGTATAAAGTCTTTCCTTCCGCTTATGCTTCAGGAGCTATCGCTAAGTGTCGAAAGAAAAAAGCCGGTAGCTAGTGCGTATTTACTATAAGTCTGGCGGTACGGTACGTAAGACAGCTAAAGGAGCATCTTTAAAGCGTTGGTTTAAAGAAGATTGGAAAGACGTAAAAACAGGTAAATCCTGTGGACGTAAGAAGGGAGACGGTAGAAGTACCCCTTATTGCCGACCTAGTAAACGTGTTTCTAGCAAAACTCCTAAGACTTCTTCGGAGATGACTAAGGCAGAAAAAACAAACCGAATAGCCCAGAAGAAACGGTTAGGGCAACCAAAAGGTAAGCCAAGAAGGGTAGACTCACTAAAGAGAAAAAAGTAATGGCTAAAGGTGTTAAGCACTACTTTAAAGACGGTACGGAGCATAAGGGCGTTATGCATAAGCACCCCGATGGTACGTTAATGACAGGTAAAACCATGTCAAATACCGCTAAAAAGTTACATCATTATAAAAACCTTTCTACTAAGGCTAAACAAAAAGCCAAAACTGGTTGGAGAAAATGACTACCTCGGGCAGCACAGCATTCAATATGCCGTTCACGGAGATCGCTGAAGAAGCGTGGGAACGTGCAGGGCGGGAACTGCGGTCAGGATATGACTTGCAGACTGCTCGACGCTCTATGAACTTGATGACTATCGAGTGGCAGAACCGTGGCATTAACATGTGGACGATTGAACAGGGCTTAATTGACCTAGTTCAGGGACAAGCTACATACGCATTACCAGATGACACTATAGACCTGTTAGAGCAGTCTATTCGTACTGGAGCTAACGATACGGTCACGCAATCAGACTTAAACCTCAATCGAATTAGCATCGTCACGTATGCGTCTATCCCTAATAAACTTACCCAGTCTCGGCCTATTCAGGTCGTCGTGCATAGGGACAGTGGGCAGACTTATCCAACAGGGATTACTCTAGCTACTACTGCTTCCAGTACAGCTACGACTATTACTCTAAGTAGTGTTGCAGGATTACCCCCCGCAGGATTTATAAAGCTCGAAAACGAGATACTGAATTACGGACACATCGTAGGCAACGTGCTCCAGAATTGTTTTAGGGGTCAACAAGGGACTACCGCAGCATCACATACGGTAGGCGGCACAGCGATTACGGTTTACTGGGAGCAAGTCCCTGCGGTTACTGTGTGGCCTGTGCCTGATAACGTACAAACTTACCAGATAATTTATTGGCGTATGCGTAGGGTTCAAGACGCTGGCGACGGTATTGAGACATCTGATATGAATTTCCGGTTTTTCCCTTGTCTTGTAGCGGGGCTGGCGTTCCATATTGCTATGAAGGTACCCGAGTTTATAGACAGGGTGCCCATGCTAAAGGCAGCGTATGACGAGCAGTTTGAGCTTGCCGCAGGAGAAGACAGGGAGAAAGCCCCTGTACGATTTGTTCCTCGTGTTGGTAGGATTTAATTGTGGGAAACAGGTTTGCATCAGCTCGCATCGCCATCGCAATGTGCGATGTTTGTGGGTTTCAGTACAAACTAAAAGTACTTAAAGACTTGGTTGTTAAGGGTAGGAATACTAATATAAAGGCGTGTCCTGAGTGTTGGAATCCTGACCAACCACAACTTAGGTTAGGGGAGTTTCCAGTAGAAGATCCTCAAGCTATTAGAAACCCAAGACCTGATAGAAGCATAGGGGTATCTGGGGATTACAGTAGTAGAGATATACAGTGGGGTTGGAACCCAGTAGGTGGTGGTAATGACCCCTATACTCTAACCCCTAATAACTTAGTAGCTAGTGGCCTAGTTGGGACAGTTACAGTGACGATTACATAGGAGCAATATCATGTATAACCCTAAGAATGTTTTTGGTATGAAAGAAGTAAAGGTACATAAAGATAAAGGTGTGTACCCCTGTAAGGAGGCCCCTAAGCCTGATATGAGTGGAGTTAAAACCTCCGGTATCATGATGCGGGGATACGGTGCAGCGACTAAAGGTCGTATGTGTCGTGGGCCAATGGCCTAAGAAATGAACTACACAGAGCTAAAGGCTAATATCGAAGACATCTGTGAGACAAGTTTCACGGCTGATGAGCTTGCTATGTTCACGGAGCAGGCGGAGCAGAAAATATACAACACTGTACAGATCCCAGCATTACGTAAAAACGTAACCGGGACAGTAACGCTGAACAATGTGTATGTAGATGTACCTGATGACTTCTTATGGTCATATTCTTTAGCTGTTGTAGATGGGGATGGGAACTATTCATACCTTATAAATAAAGACGTTAACTTCATACGTGAAGCCTACCCAAAAACTACTTCTACGGGGCTACCTAAACACTACGCGTATTTTAATGATGCAGCGTTTATTGTTGGGCCTACTCCAGATGTCTCGTATACAGTAGAACTACACTATGGATACTATCCCGCGTCTATAGTTACTGCGGGTACTTCGTGGTTGGGTAATGAGTTTGATACGGTGCTACTAAATGGCGCGTTAGTTGAAGCTATCCGCTTTATGAAAGGTGAGCCAGATATGATTGAGTTGTATCAAAACATGTATATACAGGCTATGGGGCTACTTGAAAATCTCGGGAATGGTAAGCTACGGGCAGATGCCTTCCGCTCTGGGCAATACAGAACAGTAGCGAAATAGGGAGTTTACAATGGCGATCACGCAAACAATGTGTACATCATTTAAGAAAGCACTTTTAGACGGGGAAATGGATTTTAGTAGTAACACGTCACAGTCTTATAAGATTGCTTTATACACAAATAGCGCAAGTCTAGACGCTACAACTGCGGTATATACTACTAGTAACGAAGTATCTGGCACAGGGTATACAGCGGGGGGTGTTGCACTAACGATCTCTACAGCCCCTACAACTTCAGGCACTACCGCATATTTAAGTTTTAGTAATGCTACTTGGGCTAATTCTACTATTACCGCTAGAGGCGCTTTGATATACCAAACTGGAGGCACTACACCGGCTGTAGCAGTGCTTGATTTTGGTAGTGATAAGGTTACTTCAGGAACTACTTTCCAAGTTACGTTCCCTACAGCAAACAGCACCACTGCAATTGTTAGGGTAGCTTAATGACTGAGGTAGTAGTTACAGGGGTGGTATGTACAACACAGTTGGGCGCAGTACAAGTATGGGGTACTGTATCCACAGCACAAACCCCTGATTGGCAGCCCATAGCTACATGAGGTTACAGATATGACAACGCAATACACTACAATTCTTAAGCTGGCACTTCCCGTACAGGGGGAATTGAGCGGTACTTGGGGTGATGTTGTTAACAACAATATTACTCAGATGGTTGAACAGGCGGTTGCAGGTAAGGCGACGGTCAATTCATGGACTGGTAATTCGCATACATTAACTTCAGCAAATGGCACCACTGCGGAATCACGTTGCGCTATCCTTGAACTTACAGATACGGGTACAGCCCTATCAGGAGTGGGCACTGTAATATGCCCTGCGGCATCTAAACTCTATATCGTAGACAATAATACGGCACGGGTCATCACTGTTAAAACCGCTAGTGGTAGTGGGGTTGCTGTACCCGTGGGAAAAACAATGTTGGTGTATTGTGATGGCACTAATGTTGTCGAAGGGGTTACTCACGCTAATAGTCTTAGTTTAGGAACTAGTACGACAACGGCCTCGTCTATTCTCGATGAAGATAACATGGCCTCTAACAGTGCCACTGCCCTATCAACACAGCAAAGTATTAAAGCCTATGTTGACGCTCAAGTAGACACAGCGGATTCGCTTTCTGAAATCTTAGCCATCGGAAACACTACCGGTGGAACCGATATCGCCACAACTACAACCGATAAAGTCCAGTTTAGAGATGCTGCAATTTACATCAACTCTAGTACAGACGGCCAGCTTGACATTGTCGCCGACACAGAGATTCAGATAGCAGCTACAACCATTGATATAAATGGGGCTATCAACGCAAGCGGTGAGATCATCGCAGCCTCGCTAGACATCTCAGGCAACATTGACGTAGACGGCATAACCAACCTTGACGTTGTAGATATTGATGGCGCCGTGGACATGGCATCTACGTTAACTTTAACAGGTAATGCTGATTTTAACGGTGATTTAGATGTTGACGGAACAATAGAGTTTGACGCGTTGTCTGGTACCGGCTCAGTAGCTGTTACCGATATTAAAGACGAAGACAACATGGCGTCTAACAGTGCTACTGCTCTATCAACACAACAATCTATCAAGGCTTATGTTGATAGCCAAGTCGGGACTGTTGACACGTTGGCAGAAGTTCTTGCTAACGGTAACACCACTGGATCAACCGACATTGATGTAGATGGCGCTCAGAAGGTTCAGTTCCGCGATGCGGCTATATACATTAACTCTAGCGTCGATGGTCAGCTTGATATTGTCGCTGATACTGAAATACAGATTGCAGCTACCACAATAGATATAAATGGAGCTATCAACGCAAGCGGCGAAATCATTGCGGCATCTCTGGATATTAGCGGCAACATAGACGTAGACGGTATAACCAACCTTGATGTTGTAGATATTGATGGCGCCGTGGACATGGCTACAACGCTTGCTGTTGCAGGTAACGTAGACTTTAACGGTGATTTAGACGTAGATGGCACAACTAATCTTGACGTTGTAGATATTGATGGCGCCGTGGACATGGCCTCTACACTTACCGTTGCCGGTGCTTTAACGGGGGCCTCCTTAGACATCTCAGGTGACGTTGATGTAGACGGCACTACAAACCTTGACGTTGTAGATATTGATGGCGCTGTGGACATGGCATCTACATTAACTTTAGCAGGTAATGCTGATTTTAATGGTGACTTAGATGTTGACGGAACAATAGAGTTTGACGCGTTGTCTGGCACCGGCTCCGTAGCTGTTACCGATATTAAAGACGAAGATAACATGGCGTCTAACAGCGCCACTGCTTTGTCAACACAGCAAAGTATTAAAGCCTACGTCGATTCTCAAGTAGGCACTGTTGACACGTTGGCAGAAGTTCTTGCTAACGGTAACACCACTGGCGGCAATGATCTTGATATCTCCATTGGCGATGACTTTACTACGCTAACCGCAGGAACAAGCAACTTCCGCGCAGGCGTTAACGCAGGTAACAGCATTGCAAGCGGTGGTAATCATAATGTTGTCGTAGGCGATGAAGCAGGTACTGCGATTACTACTGGGGATAGTAATGTTGCTGTTGGTTATAGATCATTAGACGCTAATACAACAGCAAGTTTTAACACAGCAGTTGGTAGGGATGCTTTAACAGCCAACACAACAGGATCAGCCCATACCGCAGTTGGATATGCAGCTTTAGGTGCAAACACGACAGGTGTGAACAACATTGCGATAGGTAGCAACACTTTAGATGCCAACACCACA